TCTGGCTTCCCCTCCCCAACGCAGTCCAAGCCAACCCAAGACAGTCCATTTCTAACCCGACCCAACCCGAATAGTCTTGGCTAGTGGCAGAACGCAAACAGAAGCTCCGAGGGGCAACTAAACCACGCCTTCAAAACACACCATTGAAGGGTAAATCTAAGCTTGAAGATGTAATCGCTGTTGCAAATATCTTGGGCGAAAAATTGCTGCCTTATCAAGAGTATGTCTTAAAAGATATGCTCACGGTTGATAAAAAAGATATGTTTATTCGCAAGTTGAATTTGATTTTAATTAGCAGGCAGAATGGCAAGACATTTTTGGCTCGTATGCTTATTTTGACGCATTTGGTTAAATGGAACACAGATGTCCTGATTATGTCCTCTAATCGCTCTATGGCTCTTGAAACATTCAGACAAGTCACAAATGCACTAGAAGGAAACGACCATCTTAAAGGAATGGTGAAACAAATTCGCCATGCCAACGGTACTGAAAGCGTTGAAATGTTATCTGGAGCAAGACTCGATGTAGTGGCGGCAACTCGTGACGGAAGTCGCGGAAGGTCAATAAACGGACTTTTATATATTGACGAAGTAAGAGAAATCAGTCCTGACGGGTATCGCGCAGCCATTCCTGTGACTAGAGCCCATGCAAATTCCATGACACTTTTAACTAGCAATGCAGGTGATTTTTTTTCCGAAGTTTTGAATGACCTGCGCTCGCGCGCGCTTGAAAATCCACCAAAGTCCTTTGGCTTTTATGAATACTCTGCTCCTCAGTATTGCAAAATTACAGATCGGCAAGGATGGGTTCAAGCCAATCCTGCGTTGGGCTACACAATCACAGAAGAAGCTCTCGAAGAAGCTGTTGCTACTTCTCCAATCGAAAATACTAGAACCGAATTATTGTGTCAGTGGATTTCTAGTTTGCAATCACCATTCCCGCCAAATTCCATTGAGGATTGCTCAGACTCATCACTTCAAATGTCTGCTGGGGCTTACACCGTTTTTGCCTTTGATAAATCCCCGAGTTCTAGAGATGCAGCTCTTGTTGCAGGCCAAATCCTACCTGATGGCAAGATTGGCATAGGAGTTCTTCAGACTTGGGAGAGCCTTGTCTCTGTCGATGAGCTAATGATTGCAAAAGACATCAAGGCTTGGGCTGACATCTATCGACCTCGACAAATCTTGCATGACAAGTACGCAACTCAAACAATCGCTGACCGATTGACCGCAGCAGGGCAAATCTGCCAAGACATCTCAGGTGCTCAGTTCTATCAAGCTTGTTCGGACTTACTCGATGCGACGGTAAACCAAAAATGGGTTCATGCCGGACAAGACTTGCTTATTACCCAATTTTCCAATGTTGCAGCAAAAACCAATGACAGTTCTTGGCGCATTGTTAAAAGGCAATCTGCTGGATCAGTAGCAATTCCAATTTCAGTTGCAATGACAATTAGTCAATTATTAAAACCACAACAGGTAGCGGCTATCTACACGGAATAAACTATATCTAGTGTATAATTGACCGCTATGGGTATATTCTCGCGTAAGTCACAAATGCTCGAAGCGCAAAACGCTCCACAGATTATGTCGGAGTCTTATCTGACTTATGGCAACTATTTTCCTGTATCTGTAACACGCGCACAAGCTTTACAGGTTCCAAGCATCAAAAGATGCCGAGATTTGATTTGCGGCACTATTGCCAGCATCCCACTTGAATATTACAAAAAATCCACAGGCGAAATGATTTCTGCGCCTCGATGGATCACACAGCCTTCTAAGGCGCAACCGCTTTTTGAAACTCTCTACTTCACCCTTGATTCACTTCTTATGTATGGGGTTAGTTATTGGCAGATTACCGAGACTTATCTTGAAGACGGAAGAATGGCATCCGCAGAATGGGTTGCTAACAACCGTGTAACTTTTAACACCAACAGCACAAACAATTATGTGACAGAGTATTACTTAGATGGCAAACCTTTGCCGATGTCAGGTATTGGATCACTAATTACTTTCCAAAAGGATGAAGGCATCCTTGCAGTTGGCGGATCAACAATCAAAGCTGCTTTAGATGCGCAACACGCAAGTAATGTCGCACTTTCTACACCATCTGCGACTGGCTTCCTAAAAAATTCAGGTGCGGATTTGCCTCCAGCGGAAGTTTCTGGATTGCTTAATGCTTGGAAGCGGGCTCGCCAAAATAATGGCACCGCTTACTTGACTTCTACTATTGATTACCAAACTATTGGTTTTTCCCCTAAAGACATGGCTTATCAGGATGCCATACAAGGATTGGCGACGGAGTGCGCGAGACTTTGTTCCGTTGATCCTTATTATGTATCAGCTTCCATGAATACCACAATGACTTATGCAAATGTACAAGATGAAAGAAAACAATTTGTTGCATTTACTTTGCAGCCTTATGTCTCAGCAATTGAGTCTCGCCTTAGCATGGATGATATTTCGACATCAGGTCACTATGTCAAGTTTTGCTTAGATGACACATTCTTACGCACAGAGCCAATGGAGCGACTTCTTGTTCTTGAGAAGATGCTTGCACTTGGTCTTATTACAACTGAACAAGCAATGGCAATGGAAGACCTAACACCTAACGGGAATGGCAGCTAATGGAAACGCTATACATCGAAGCCGCATCAATTGAGTGCAGCGAAGAACGCAGAGAAATCTCAGGCAAAATTGTTCCAATGGGAACGGGCGAAATCGGCAGCACCAATCTTGGTCAATATACCTTTGCTGCTAACTCAATCGAAATTGCAGACCCAAGCAAGGTTCGTTTGTTGTCACAACATAATTTGCAAAAGCCAATTGGAAAAATGATTTCAGCAGAAAATCGCGCAGATGGTATTTACGCTGTTTTTCGTTTATCTCGCAGCACAGCAGGTTCAGATGCCCTTATTATGGCACAAGAAGGATTAGTAACAGGGCTATCAATTGGTGCAGAAATTCTTTCATCAAAGCCTTCAAAAGATGGCTACACAGTAGTTACATCGGCACGACTCAAAGAAGTTTCTCTCGTGACTGTTCCGGCTTTTGCCAGCGCAGAAATACTTGAGATCGCAGCAGAGGAAGTTATCCCTGCTGAAGAAAACACAACTACAGAAAGCGAGACAGTCGTGGAAGAAACCACTACAGTTGAAGCACCATCAGTAGAAGCTGCGGCTGTTGAAGCTGCTCGCCCTACTGTTACAGCAATGGCATATACAACACCACGCATCAATCTAAATGTTACAGCAGGAGAATACGCAAAGGCACAGCTCAATGCAGCTCGTGGCGATGCAGATGCTCGTGAACTCGTAGCAGCACTACAGGTTGCTACAGTTACAGAAAACACAGGTATGGTTCCACCAAATTACCTACGCGATGTAATCGGTATCATCGATTCATCTCGTCCATTTATTGATTCAATCGAGCGCGCTGCACTTCCAGCAAGCGGGATGAAGGTCTTTACGCCAAAATTAGGAACTCAGGCTGCAGTCGATTTGACGGCTGAAGGTGCAGAGTTTGCATCAGTTGATACAACAGTTACTTTCCAGGAAGACAATGTTGTTAAATTTGCAGGTGCTGGCAAGCTGAACCTAGAACTCGTTGACCGTTCTGATCCAAGCTTCTTAGACCTTTATTTGAGAGAACTCGCTGCAAGCTACGCTCAAAAGACAGATCAATACGCAGCTAAGATTGCAGCAGATGGATCAGCAGATTCATCTTCATCAACAATCTACAAGGCAATTGCTAAGTCAATTTCTGACTCATTCGGCGTAATGCGCCAAACACCTAACAACCTATTGGTTGCAACATCAGGTGGAAATGACAATGTTGATTTCGCTGGTCTTCTTGGTGAAGTTGATACAACAGGTCGTCCACTATACGCAGCAGCAGCACCTCAGAACGCTAACGGTCTAATCACACAAGGTTCGACAAATGGCACAGTAGCAGGACTTAACCTCGTTGTTGATCCTAACTACACAGGTGGAACAGCTGGCGTAAAGGTCGGTCTTGTTTACCCAACAATGGCAATGCGATTCCACGAAAGCGGAACTCTACAAATTCGCGCCAATGTTGTAGCCAATGGTCAGCTTGAGATTGGCATCTACGGTTTTGTTTGTGTAGTTAATCGCTACCCAACAGCTTTCCGTGCTGTACAAGTTGCTTAATTAGCAACACTTTAAGTCGCTGGTGGGGGTTGCGGAGCCCTTCAACCCTCACCAGTCTTTAGGAAGGGAAACAAATGGCACTTACAACAGTTGCAGAGCTTCGCAGCGCGCTTGGCGTTGGTACGCTCTATTCTGATGCAACTTTGCAAGAAGTCTGCGATGCAGCAGACAATGTGTTGTTGCCTTTCCTATGGAAGAACCAGCAGTATATTATTGCTCATGGTAACGAAGGAACAGTTGGAACTCTTTATTTTAGTAACCCTATTTTCGATTATTTTTATGTGGGTCAGTCTGTCCTAATTTCTGGGGCAGGTCAAAAATATAACGGGACTAAAACAATCACGGCTGTAAGCGAATATTCATTCAGCGTAACAACAACTCACACAGCAGACAACCCTTATCATTCAGTTGAGCCTTATGGCATTGCAGCAGCAGAGACTTACACGGATTACACAACTATCCCAGCAGTTCAGACTGCAGCTCTCATGATCTCAATTGACATCTGGCAATCACGCCAAGCACCTTCATCAGGTGGTGTAACAATCGACGGCTTTGCACCTTCTCCATATCGAATGGGTAATACACTTCTAGCGCGTGTGCGTGGGCTTCTAGCACCTTACCTAGACCCTCGCTCAATGGTGGGGTAAATGCCTGTTGCTATCACTACCCTTCGGACTACGATTGCAACTGCACTTGTAGATGACACGCGTTACTCCGTATTCGCTTTCCCGCCAAGCACGCCGATAGCCAACAGCGTAATCGTCAGCCCTGCTGATCCTTACATCGAGCCGAACAATAATTCTTATTCCACAATAAGCCCGATGGCTAACTTTCGCATCGTGCTGCTTGTGCCTTTACTAGACAATGAAGGCAACCTAAATGGTATTGAGGACATGGCATGTGCAGTTTTTAACAAGCTCGCTGCCTCGACCTTAAAGTTCAATATCACATCTGTGAGCGCGCCTAGCGTTCTCAGCGCGGTATCGGGCGACCTGCTCACAGCAGATATGCAAATCTCAATCCTTACGAGTTGGAGTTAATTTATGTCCGATTATGAAAAAGAGTTGGAAGCGTTCCTCATCAAAGTCGGACAAATCCAACCATCAGCAACAAAGCCAGCAACTACAAAGAAAGATGAGGAATAACCTAAATGGCAGTATTTTTGAATAACAAGGTTGGTCTGAAATTAAACAGCGTTGATCTCAGCGACCATGTAACAGCAGTAACACTTAATCGTAACTTCGACGAGCTTGAAGTAACAGCAATGGGCGATGGCGGACACAAGTTCGTAAAGGGCTTAGAAGCCTCATCAGTCACTATCTCATTCTTGAACGACACAGCTACATCAAATGTTCTACAGTCACTACAGGCTGCATGGGGCACAAATGTAACCCTCGTTCTATTGCAAGAAAAGGGAACTGGTGTTTCAGCAACCAACCCTCTTTACACAATGACTGTATTAGTAAATGGCACAACAGACATCAATGGCTCTGTAGCTGATCTCAGTACGCAGGACTTGACATTCAATGTATCAGGTACAGTTACAGTAGCAACAACAGGTACATTCTAATAACTAACTAAGGGGCTAAAAATGGCAAAGTTAAAAGTAACAAGAACAGATGGTTCAGTAAATGAGTACGAAATTACTCCTATTATTGAATATGCTTTTGAGCAAACTAAGAACAAAGGGTTTCACAAAGCTCTCTTAGAGGATCAGAAGCAGTCGGATGTCTACTGGCTGTGCCACGAAGCAATTCGTCGGTCGGGTGAAACTGTAAAGCCCTTTGGTGAGGAATTCATCTTGACATTGAAAAATGTTGAGGTTCTTGAGTCCGACCCTTTGGCGTAACGCGGGAGTCCATCACCTATCTTGTGGCTCGATTGAGCCTTGAGACTGGACTCTCGCCTCAAACTTTGATTGACCTAGACAGCAGAATGTTTAGGACTCTTATTCAGGCGATGAAAGACAGAGCAAAGGAGCAAGCAAATGCCAACAAAGCTAAGCGGCGCCCCTGAGCTTTGTTTGGCTTTGACTAAATATCCTCGCAAGCTTGATAAAGAAACACAAAAGAACCTTCGCCGAGTTTTAAGCCGAGTAATTAAAAATGCTAAGGGTTATTTACCATCGGAACAGCAAATGCTTTCAGGCTGGACTAATGAAGTTTCCTCAGAGGAAACAATTAAGTATCGAGCCTTCCCTAAATATAATCAAGGGCAAGCAATTAGAGGAATCCAAGCAATTACTAAGCCATCAGAACCTAATCGAAATGGTTGGAGTTCCTTGGTAAGCATTGCAAACAAATCTGCTGGCGGTGCAATTTATGAAACAGCAGGTCGCAAGAATCCACAAGGCGCACCTCATCAGGAAACAACTCGTGGCACATTCAGTTCATATATTGATACATCCAATAGGGTATCTAAGTCTCTTAATAAAAATGCTGGTAAACAATTTATTGACCGAGCAAATCAATTAGGCAAACTTGTCAGCGCAAGAGAAGAAGGCAAAGTTGGCAGAGCAACTCGCAAGCTCACAGGTCGCGTTATCTTTCGCGCTTGGGCTGAAGATCAAGGCAGAGCCAATGCTGCTGTTATCAAGGCTGTAGAAGCCGCCAATAGAACTATAGACAAGGTTGGCTAAATGGCTAATGTAAAGATTTCCATTCTCACCGAGTTCCTCGGCAAAGGTATAAATGATGCCAATAAAAGCGTAAAAGGTTTAGAAAAATCTGTTAAAACTCTTGGCTATGTTTTTGGTGGCGGTTTTCTTGGAGCAAAAGTTCTTGCCTTTTCTAAGCAAGCAATTGCGGCTTTTGCAGCAGATGACAAAGCGGCGCAAACACTAACTCGGACACTTAGCAATCTTGGGCTTGCTTTTGAGGATGTACGAGTTCGCGCCTTTATTGATGATCTTGAAAGAACCTTTGGTGTTGTTGATGACAAACTCAGACCAGCTTTTCAAAAATTGCTTACCACTCAGGGCTCGGTCAGCGAAGCACAGAAAACTCTCAGAACTGCTTTAGATTTAAGTGCAGCAAGTGGAGTTGATGTTACAAGCGTTGCTGATGATTTAGCGAAGGCTTATGTAGGTCAGACTCGCTCACTTGCCAAGTATGGTCTAGGACTAAGCCAAGCACAGCTTAAGGGCATGAAGTTTGAAGAAGTACAGACTCGCATCAACAAACTTTTTGGTGGTCAAGCAGCTCTAGCAGCAGAGACTTATGCAGGGAAGATTGACAGACTTAAAGCGGCGGCAGACAGAGCAACCGAAGCAATCGGTAAAGGCTTTGTGGATGGTCTAGCCAATCTTAATGGCGGTGGAGAAGGCGGCTTAAAAAAGAGCATCTCACTTATTGACCGCCTTGGCATAGCCTTTGGAAATTTTCAACGCAATTTTGGTGTTGGTCTTGGACAAGGCTTACTGCTTTTACAAGGCGACATAGCCGGAGCAAAGGCTTTGGGTGATGCAGCACTAAGAAGCGCGACTGACAAGAACGCAATCATTCCTTCCATTGCTGGAGAACTTTCAACAAAAGTCTTTGAAGATCGCATGAAGGCTATTCGAGAAGAAGCCGCGCTTGCAGCACAAGTTACGAAAGATAAAAAAGCTCAACTTTCTTTAGAAAGAGCCAGAGTAGTTGAAGCCAAAAAGAAAGCGGTTCTCGACAAGGCATCAGAAGCTCTAACCCAAGCTAACAAGTTATTTGATGACAAGGCTATACAGCTTGCCGCTGCCGCGCAAGGCAAACTCAATGAAGAAGACAAGGTTAGAGTCAAACTTAAGCAAGACATTCTTGGGCTGGAAGAAGCAATAGCAGCTGGCAATGTAAAAGCAGCAGCTTCCTTTTCTAACTCTATTACTCAAGGTTCTCAGCAACTTTCAATCTTGCGAGGTGACCTAGCAGGTTTCCAAGAAATACCAAACCCTTTCAACGCATGGCTAGAAACGATGAGAAAAGTAGCGGCAGAACTGGCAGCTTTGGCTAATGTGCCAATTTCGCAACCTGTTTCATCTTATCTTGCCAGAGGCGGTACTGGTATGGCTGACTTTGGTGGAGCCGCTTATCAATTACCAACAAACCCTTTTGCTGGCACTTATTACGGGGCAACAGGGCGCGACCCAATGCCAGTACAAGTGACTCTCAATATCGATGGCAAAACAGTTGCAGATGCTTTAGTTAATACTTCTAATTCTGGCACTTCATCATCTTCGGCTCGCAATACAGGTCAATTTAACTAATTATGACTCTGCCAGCAACGATTTCGGTAACGCTTGACTTTTCGTCTGGAGCTGTTTTCGGTACGGCTTTTACTCTGGATGACCCTGTGTATGGGGTTCTTGGTGTGGGCACTCTTGGCAGCTCAACAGCACCTGGACTTGTTGTTGATCTAAGCGAATCAACAAGACAAATAACAATTACTCGCGGCAGAAGTATCCAACAAGATACCTATCAGGCAGGTACAGCCACAATAAGAGTTTATGATCCGAATTCATATTTCTCGCCTCAAAACACATCTTCGCCTTACTATCCCAATGTTGTGCCACTTCGCAAGCTTCGAGTATCTGCCACAGCAAGCTTTGTGACTCATTGGCTGTTTTCAGGCTATACAACCGATTACAAATACAGTTATGACCAAGCTGAAAATATGGGTTATGTAGATATCTTGTGCAGCGATGCTTTTCGTCTGTTTAACATGGCTCAGATTGCAACAGTTGATGGCGCAACAGCAGGGGAAACAACTGGCACACGCATAGAGAAAATTCTTGACACGATGCAATTCCCTAGCACTTTGCGAGAAATTTCAACTGGCTCAACAACCTGCCAAGCCGATCCTGCGACAGTTCGCTCTGGCTTAGACTGCCTGAAGAACGCAGAGTTTACAGAGATGGGGGCGCTGTTTGTCGATGCTGAGGGTGCGCTTGTATTCAAAGACAGAAGCCAAGTTATAGGTTCCCTATCTGATATCCCAATAGAGTTCAATCAGACAACTGGCATCCCTTACAAAAATCTTCAATTTGCCTTTGATGACAAGTTAATTATTAACAATGCTGACTTTACTCGCGTCGGCGGCACAACTCAGACTGTAAGTAATGAGGGTTCTGTTGAAAAGTATTTTCCTCACGGCATAGTGCAACAAAACCTCATTGCCGAAACAGATGCTCAAGTTCTTGATATCACTCGAATTTATGTGGCAACGCGAGCAGAGACAACAATCCGCATTGATGCCATGACTGTTGATCTTCTTGATACCGCAGTACCTACAGCCACAATGCTCGGGCTGGATTATTTTTCAAACCTACGAATAAGCAATGTCCAGCCAGATGGTTCAAGTATTGTTAAGACCCTGCAATGTCAGGGCTTGGCTTGGTCAATAACACCAAATTCAATGCAAGTTACCGTAACGACTCTTGAGCCTATTGTGGAAGGTTTCATCATAGGCAACAGCAATTACGGTATAATCGGACAATCTATAATGAGTTACTAGGAGAAAAATGGCAGCAGGACTAGGCTTTAAGAATTTTGTGACTGGAGATATTTTAACAGCCGCAGATGCAAACGGCTATTTACAATCACAGACGGTCATGGTATTTGCGAGTGCTGCTGCTCGAACATCAGCCATTACATCACCACAACAGGGCATGATTTCATTCCTAAAAGATACGAATGTAACCGAGTACTACTCAGGCTCAGCTTGGGTGGCTTTGACTTCTACTTCACCTTTGACTACGAAAGGTGATTTATACACCTACAGCACTACAAATGCTCGTTTAGGTGTAGGCACAAACGGTCAGGTCTTAACTGCTGACTCAACGGCTGCTACTGGACTTGCATGGGCTACTGTTGCTGGCGGTAGTGGTGGAATGACACTGCTATCAACCACAACGCTTTCAGGCACAAGCACATCAATTTCGGTAACACCGACGGGATATAACGATCTTGCAATTTATGTCTCAGGGCTTAATTGTGCTTCAGATTACAGCGTAAATATGCAAATCAATAGCGACACAACTGCGGCAAATTATCGTAATTCTTGGCAAGCAGATGTTGGATATGCTTTGGATCAAACTAGAACTGCTGCGGTCACAGGATCGGTAGTTTTTGGAGTGCCTGGGGTAAATGGCGCGGAATCGGGCAACACCAATAACGCTTGTGCTATAACTCTAAATCAACCAAATTCTGGGCTTGCTAAAAATGTATCTGCTATTAGCTCATTCCTCAATGACTCTAATTACAGAACATCTGTCACAACTCAATGCAGTTATGTAACCACGAGTGCAATCACAAGTTTGCAATTTCTTTCAACAGCTAGTCTAACTGCTGGAACAGTCCTAATCTACGGAGTCAAATAATGTCAAAACCAATGATAAGAATCCACGATGTCCAAACTGGCGAAATTATTGACCGCGAAATGACAGCTAATGAAATCAAGAAACATGAAGAAAATCTTGCAGCTTTTGAAACACTTAAAAATGAACATCAAGCAAAGGCAGCAGCAAAAGCGGATTTACTAAACCGACTTGGCATCACAGCAGACGAAGCAGCTCTTTTACTAGGATGAAACCTCATCTCTGCAAGGCAGGTGAGACTTTAAGAAATCAAGTCAATGCCAAGTACCCTGACCGCGATAAGACTTCGGATGGATGGGTCGCCGATGCCCGTCACATTGCACAGGGTACTAGCAATCACATACCTTTTGAGCCGACTGGGGTTGTTAGAGCGTTGGATGTGGACAAAGATTTATCTGGACGACCAAAGCCAGACCTCATGCCTTATCTTGCAGATCAACTTCGAGAGTGTGCAAAGACCGACGGGCGTGTTGATTACCTCATCTTCAATTCCAAGATTGCAAGCAAAAAGAAGAACTGGGCTTGGAGACCGTATAGCGGAGTCAATGCTCACAAGCATCATCTCCATATTAGCTTTACAGCAAAGGGCGACAAAGATGGCAAAAAGTTTGCTATCCCACTTCTCGAAGGATAACTAAATGAACATGAAGAACCCTGTCATCTTGACTGCTGGAGCTTTCCTTTCAGCTTGGGCTGCATCAAACTTTGCAGCGGACTATCGCTCAATCCTTTGGGCTGTACTTGCAGGGGTGTTCGGTTATGCCACACCAACGAAACGATGAGCCTGACCGATTTAGCTGCACTTGTTACGGGAATCGTGACGGGTCTGGCTGGTGTAACTGCAATGGTTCACTTCCTAGTTAAGCACTACCTTAGCGAGTTAAAGCCAAACGGTGGTTCATCAATTAAGGATCAGGTTAATCGCCTTGAAGTGCGTGTCGATACAATAATCGAGATGTTAGGTAAGTAACACTTTACCTATGGCAAGGACTAAGAAGGTCATAGACCTAGACACTTACTCAGCTTTAGATGCGTATTGCATCGCTCTCCATGTGTATTACACGAGCCTTAAAAAGGCGGGCTTCTCTACCGACATGGCGTTCTGGCTATTGCTAGATCGTCAGTCCTACCCTGACTGGATACTTCCAGCAAAGCCACTAGAGAAAATTGGTGGCGACGACTATGAGGATGACGACGAGGATTAGATGAAGAAAATTCTGGTAATTCCAGATTTACAGATTCCCCTGCACGATTCGCAAGTAGTTTCAAATATTATAAAGTTTGCTAGAACCTTCAAGGCAGACCAGACCGTGACTTTAGGTGACGAGATGGATATGACCGAGCTAGGGCGCTGGAGTGAAGGCAAGGCTGAATGGTTTGCTCAAACTCTAAATGAAAACCGAAACATGACGGTTGATATTCTTTGGGAACTTGGCGTAACAGACATGATCCGCAGCAATCATACGGACAGGCTTTACAATCAAATAAGCACAAAGATTCCCGCACTTGGCTCATTGCCAGAACTACGCTTTGAGCGATTTTTGAAGATGGATGAAATGGGCATCAAGTTCCACAAGGATGAGATGAACATTGCGCCCAATTGGATTGCAGTTCATGGCGACCATACCCCTATAAAGCCACAAGGGGGCTTATCAGCCCTTGAAGGGGCTCGTAGGCGTGGCAAGAACACTATCTCGGGTCACACGCACAGGATGGGCAGGTCATCGTTCACAGAGGCCTCTGGAGGCCGCGTAGGGCGTATCCTGCATGGCGTAGAATCCGGACATCTCATGCAAACGACTAAGGCAAGCTATACGCACGGGGTCATGAACTGGCAGCAAGGCTTCTCAATCATGTATGTACACGGCAAGAATGTACAAGTGGACTTAATCTATATAGAAAAGAATGGCACTTTCATAGTGAACGGCAAGGTCTATGGACGGGCAAGGTGAGCCGGCAGCACCTTACTTTGAAGATGCCGACCCTAGCCAAATCGTTATCAAGTCGTTATCTAAAAAAGGTGGGTGCTGCTTCCTAAAGTTGTAGAGTTGCCTTACCAACAACGAAAGGGGCTCAAAATGGCTTACATCATGACAGTAACGCTTGTATTTACAGCGTTCTATCTTGGTCGTAAATCTTCATACCACAACGGTTACATCGCAGGTCGTAGGGAACTGCGTCGCCAGTACGAAAAGGCGAATCGATGAACGCAGGTGAATTCCTTACTGAAGCAAGAGCAATCATCCAAGATCGTGGAATGGAATACGGTCATCCGTCGGACAATATGCAGCGAACAGCAGCACTCTGGGCTTCATACCTCGAAATGCCTGTTACTGATTATCAGGTTGCGATGTGTCTCGCATTGGTCAAAATCGCCAGAAGCATGGAAACTGGCAAAACGGACACATACATTGACCTCGCAGCTTACGCGGCTATAGCAGGACAACTACATACCGAGGAGAATGAACTTTATGTTTGATTTAAGCAACTATGAAACCGTTGATCAGAGACTAGAAAAGTTCTGGGCTAAATATGAGGACGGTGCCATACTCACAGAATTGGTAGCACAAACACATGATAGATATATTGTTAAAGCAAGCGTTTATAAAACTTTCGCCGATAACATCCCGTTTGCAACAGGGTACGCTGAGGAAACTGTTTCTAGTCGAGGTGTTAATTCTACTAGCGCGCTGGAAAACGCGGAGAGTTCAGCGATTGGCAGAGCGTTGCATACGGGCGGCATCTCTAAACATAGCGAGGGAAAACCTCGACCATCACGGGAAGAAATGGAAAAGGTTGCAGCTAGAACAAACAATGAACAGGCATCCAAGCGTCCGTTTGCGGAAAAACTAGCGGAGAAGATAACCGTGCCAGTTGCCGATGATGCGTGGACAATTAAGGCAGTAGAACCAGCGGCACACGCTTCAATGAGTGTTGATGATGTGGCTAAGGCTATCGGTGCAACCGTGCTAAGCGATAACCCAACTTGCAAGCACGGCAATCGAGTGTGGGCTACAGGTACTTCAAAGACTGGCAAGGTTTGGGGTCATTGGAAATGCGATGCTTCTCCCATGAATGGACAACGCTGGGCTGATGTAGATAAATGTGATCCGATTTGGTGTGACCTGAGTTCTAAAGGCACTTGGACGATTAGAGCGGAAAAGTAAATGGGAACAATCCAATACAAAGACGACGATGGAAATTGGCAGACATTTCCTGATCCTGATGTTATCGAGTACATGAAACATGTTCGAGAAAAGATTGAAGAAGAAAGTTTCATAACCAGATGTTGCTTATGCAATGAGCCATTTCCTGCTGCATCCCTTGTCATCACGGGTGGCTCAATACTTCGTGGCTTTACTTGGTCATGTCCCAAGTGCCACGCAGTATCAGTAAAGATGAGCGATTAAATGAGTCAAAGCCGCAAACACAGAGGTTATAGAACAGAAAAAGTGGTTGCGGCATATCTTTCGCAATGGTGGTCTCACGCAGTAGCGAATGGTGCTGGAAGGAGTGGCAAAGACGTGACAGGTGTCCCGTTCGACATCGA